TGATGTTAAAGCTGGTGATGGTGATGACCCAAAAGCCACCAAGCAGGAAGCCTAAGTAGGTTATTGGTTGAGTTGGCAATAGCCACAAAAATACCAATGAGTGAATGGGTTGAACCAGAGGACATTCTTACAGCGATTGAGATACTAAAGGAGCGAAAGTAAATTGGCACAATCTACTGAACCTTCAATAGTTTATGATAAGCGCGAATTGATGAATATTGTCAAAGTCCTTCGAACTATGGATGATGTTGCTCAAAATGAAGTGCGCCGATCTGTGGGCGAAATTGCACAAAAAGAATTATCTGAAATTCAAAGAGTGGCAAAATCAAGAGGCAAGGTTGCCGATCGTGTTGCTCAAGGTGGCAAGGTAAGTAAATCCTCTTTACTTGGTGAGATTAAATTTGGTTTTGCATCACAGAAATTCTCAGGCGGAGCAACAACTCAATTTAACAATAGAGGCGATGCTAAAGGTAATCGAAAAGGAATTGGCGCAGCTGCTGAGTTTGGATCAAATAGATTTCCACAATTTCCAAGATGGTCAGGGCCAATGCCAAAAGGTGCAGGATCTCGCGGTTGGTTTATTTATCCAACAGTAAGACACTTACAACCAGCAATCATTAAAGAGTTTGAGGATGTTATTCTCAAAGTAAGAAATGAGTTTGAAAATGGCTAGAGTATTAACGATCGCGCTGGCGGCCGATATTGATAATCTTAAAAAAGGATTAAAGCAGGGCGAGGATGAGATACAAGGCTTTGGCGGTAAGGTTGGCGAGTTTGGAAAAAAAGCTGCTGCTGCTTTTGCCGTAGCCGCTGCCGCCGCTGCTGCTTATGCTACTCATTTAGCAATTGATGGTGTTAAGGCTGCAATAGAGGATGAGGCTGCTCAACTTAGATTAGCAAACGCTTTAAAGGCTGCGACAGGTGCAACTGATGATCAGATAAAAGCAACTGAGCAATTTATTCTCCAAACATCTTTGGCGACTGGAGTTGCTGATGACAAATTAAGACCAGCCATGCAGCGGTTGGCGGTAAGCACAAAAGATACTGGTGAGGCGCAAAAATTATTAGCACTTGCTTTAGATATTTCAAAAGGTCGAGGGCTTGAATTAGAAACTGTGGCAAATGCTTTAGGTCGTGCTCAGGATGGAAATACTACTGCGCTTGGCAGATTAGGACTTGGCTTATCTAAAGCTGAACTTGCAACTTTATCATTTACAGATGTTCAAGATAAATTATCTAATTTATATGGTGGAGCGGCAGCTGCAAACGCTGAAACATTTCAAGGAAAGATTGATCGCTTAAAGGTTGGCTTTGATGAGGCTAAAGAAAGTCTTGGCGTTGCATTATTGCCACAAGTTGAGAAATTTATTACTTTTTTAAATACAACTGGCGTTCCTGCGTTGGAAAGTTTTATTGCTGGATTAACTGGTGATGATGGATTGAACAATGCTTTTACAGAAACTCAAAGAACTGCTTTTGCAGTAGGTAACGCAATTGCCGTTGTTGCAAGACAAATACAAGGCTTTATAACATTTTTAAGAGAAGCAATTGGTTTGATAATTGGTTTAACTAATGAAGCAATTAGAGCAATTAATTTAATTAAGCCAGGTGCTGATATTGGTTATATATCAAATCCTTCACGCGTTACAGGATCTCTTGGTATGACATCAGTTCCTAACACAAGTGCATTATCATCTTTAGGAGTAAGCCAACAAGTAACCAATAACATTACAGTTCAAGCCGTAGATCCAGAAGGAGCTGCTAGAGCGGTTGCTAAAATATTAAATGACAGCGCATCAAGGGCAACTCCACAGCTGTACAACAATGGTATTCGAGGCGGTTAATGTCAGTTTTTACTCCTGATTGGAAATTAACTGTTGCTGGAGTTGAATACACAGATATTACAATTAGCGACATTACTCACGCAGCAGGGCGCGATGATATTTATGAACAACCAAACCCATCTTATTTACAGGTTGAGTTAATATCTTTATCAGGTAGCACATTACCCTTTGAGATTAATGACAGTTTATCTTTACAAGTTAAAAATAGTTCAGGAACTTATGTAAATCTATTTGGTGGCAACATAACAGATTTAACAGTTGCAGTTGGCGCAACTGGTCAATTGGCGACAGTTATTAATTACACAATCTTGGCTATGGGATCTCTTGTTAAACTTGCTAAAGAAATTTATAATGACGCACTTTCTCAAGATTTAGATGGTGCTCAAATCCTTACTTTGCTAGAAAGTGTATTGGCTGGAACTTGGAACGATGTGCCAGCAGCTTCAACATGGGTTGGATATGATGCAACTGAAACATGGGCTAATGCTTTAAATCTTGGTTTAGGTGAGGTAGATGCTGGACTTTACACAATGGAACAAAGAACAGCCGATCCTGATACTGTTTATAATATTGCTTCATTAATAGCAAACTCAGCCTTTGGATATTTATTTGAGGACAATCAGGGAAATATCGGGTATGCCGACGCAGACCATAGGCAAACATATCTGTTAGCAAATGGTTATACTGATCTTTCAGCAAATCAGGCTTTTGGATCTAATCTTAAAATCATTACTAAGTCAGCCGATATCCGCAACGATATTTATATCAATTACGGAAACAACTTTGGATCTCAAAAGGTTGCCAGTAGCGCAGCTTCAATCGCTCTTTATGGATACAGGGCGCAAAGCATAAATAGCGTAATCCATTCAGCCGTTGATGCTCAAGAGGTTGCCGATCGTTACATCGATCTAAGAGCTTATCCTCAACCTTTATTGCAGAGTATTACATTCCCAATAACTAACCCTGAAATTGATAACGGAGATCGTGATGCTCTTTTGGGAATATTTATGGGGCAGCCTATAAACCTTCAGGATTTACCGATAGCAATAGCTGGAGGAGAATTTGAAGGATATGTTGAGGGCTGGAAATGGAGCACTCGATTTAATGAACTATTTTTAACTATTAATCTTTCGCCAGTAAGTTTCAGTCAGGTCGCTATGCGATGGAATACTGTGCCTGTTGGCGAGGCTTGGAACACCCTATCCGCTATACTAACATGGGAAAATGCGACAATAGTCGCCTAAAGGAGAAGCATGGCAACAACTACTAATTATGGCTGGACAACTCCAGACGATACAGCGTTAGTTAAGGATGGCGCAGCTGCAATCCGAACGCTTGGAAGTTCAGTTGATACAACAACTAAAAATCTTAACCCAGAAACAACTCTCGGTGATATTGCTTATCGTTCATCATCAGCAAATGTAAAAACAAGACTTGGAATAGGATCATCAGGACAGGTATTAACTGTTGCAGCTGGCGTGCCATCATGGGCAACTCCTACATCATCTCCATTAACAACTAAAGGTGATATTTTTACATTTTCAACAGTTGGCGCAAGGCTACCTGTTGGCACAAACGGACAAGTTTTAACAGCCGATAGCACAGAAGCCACAGGATTAAAATTTGCTACTCCTGCAAGTGCTGGATTTGTTGGATGTAGTCTATATAACACAACTAGCCAATCGCTTACAAATAACACAATTACAGCAATTACATATAATGCGGAAAACTTTGATACTGATACATTCCATGATAATTCAACAAACACATCAAGGGTTACAATTCCAACAGGTAAAGCAGGAAAATATTTAATCAACTTTATGACTAATTGTGACGGTGGATATTCAGGCATTTGGGAAACATGGTTATACAAAAATGGTTCATCTTTAGCTGGTGTTTTTGCTACTCCTTCATTTACAAGCCCATATAATTATGGTGCGTTTGTAATTTTTAGTGGAGTTTTTGAGTTTGCTGTTGCAGATTATTTTGAAATGTATATGCGACAAACTAAAGGCTCAACAATATCAATTTATAACAATTCTGGCGGTGGATTTTTAAACGCTACTTATTTAGGAGCATAATATGGAACTATGGGAAAAAATTATTGAAGCGTATCCTGAAATAAACCCATCAGATCATTTCGGTCAATTAGGTATTTCTTTGAGAGATGACGCAGATGGCGTTGGCGCTTATATTGCCAAATGGGAATACTCTAAGCCAATACCTAGTGGGCTTAAATTGGGCAAACCTAAAAAGTAATGAAACCATTTTTATCCAAAGCAGCAGCGCAATTAAGAGAGCAGATTGATGATAGCTTCTCAAGCCGTTTGCGTTCAAGCGATGGGTGGATTGGCGATGATAAACATTCATTACGAAAGAGCGACCACAATCCAGATGAAACAGGTGCAGTTCGAGCAATTGATATTGACGCTCGGCTTTCTGACGACAAAGGGATTTCAACATATCTGGCAGATCAAATTCGACAATATGGGAAGGATCATGGGCGCGTCAGTTATGTGATCCATCAAGAGAAAATTGCTTCGCCTTTGCTTGGTTGGAGATGGCGTAAATACAAAGGCAATCCTCATAATTATCACATACACATTTCTTTCAAGAAAGATCAAGATGGCAACTCTGCCTTTTTTGATATCCCATTACTCGGAGGCAAAATATGAAACTATCTAAAAAACACAAAGCAGCGATTAAGTCATATCTAAGAGCTGTGGCTGCATCAGGAGTTACTGTTGCTCTTGCAATTGTTGGAGATGTTAAGCCTGAATATGCAGTATTGCTTGGTGCGGTAATTGCTCCTATGATTAAAGCAATTGATCCAAAGGAGAATGAGTATGGAGTTGGTTCTGAAAAATGACACCGACAGAATGGGCTGGCTTCGCCGCCGCTATCTCCGCCGTATTAGTAAGTTTCTTTGCGGGTCTGCGTTATCTTATTAGAGGATGGCTTTGGACATTAACTCCAAATGCTGGTAGTTCCTTAGCTGATAGGCTTGCAAGAATTGAAACACGCCAAGAGGAGTTAATCCGCTTTTTGCACAATCAGAAGTAGAATTGTGATATGGCGAACACACGAAAACATATCAAACGCAAAAAGATCAATCGTCGCGTAGTTCGCCAATCTCCTGAACCATTAAGCAAAATTGATCAGCATTATACAGCTCTCCACGAATGTTATAAAGCAGCTCGCAAAGCAGGATTTACTCCTGAACACGCATTTTGGCTAATGACAGAGCATAAGACTTTTCCTGATTGGATCGTAGGCGATGGAGGGATTATTCCTTCCA